ATTGGGGCTATATAATGATAATTTACACATCCAGAAGTTTTTATTTTTTGTTTAAATCTTCTTGTGAATCTATCTTGTCCCCTGTTGGCAAAAAATGAGCAAAAGTTAATTTAATAAATTCTTGACAAATTGTAAATATACTTTGTATGTCTTCAATATATAAGTCAATATGTTCTGCTGTGTTGCTATTTTTTGAAGTTGTAATTAATGTTTCCATTGAACCATTTAAAAATACAACGTGTTTAAAAATTTGTTCTAATATATTATCTCTATCTACAGGGTTTAATTCTCTAAAAAACGTATTAAATATTAAATACATTATTGATGCTGAATTTTCACGAATTAAATTTTCTACATCCGCAGTTGAGGCTTTTCCGCTTATTCCTGTTTGCATACAATTATGCATAAATTGTTGTGCTACGTTAGCATAAGGGCTTTGAGAGCGTTCGATAATTGATACTATGTCCATAAAAAGGTCAAAGGACGCCATGCCTTTAGCCTTTTTAATAATAAACGTTTTATCAATTCCTGCGTCTTTTATCGTTATTTTAATTGAGTCTTTCATAATCCACTACCTTGTAAAAACACCATTATAACACGGACAATACATTTCTTGCTGTATCAATTATAGCACCTAAAGATGCAATATTAGCAAATGGTTGACATTTAAAACTAATTTCAAAATCTTTTATTTCAGTACCAAATGATGGTGCTGGAGGCGCTGAAGTTAATACTATTGAGTTAATTCTATATGCCGCACCAGTTGCAGGATTGGTTACATTAATAGCACCAACTACTGCACCCCCTAAAGTAAATTGTTGTTGCATTACATTTAGCAATTGCAAAATGCTTGGCGAGGTTCCTGTAAATGTTAATTTACCGCTTGCAACAGCATTTTTTACGTAAGACGCATAATTACCGTCTGCTGTAGGCCTCATATCTGCGACTTCAGCAGAATCAAAACTAATAATATTATCAGTTCCTGAACCATTCATTAAAATTGGAAGTGTTAATAAAGTATTTGTATACGTAACAATAACGTCTTTACTGCTTATATTAAATGAATTTCCTGACATTTTTTATTCCTTTATTGTACAAAAGTTACTGTGAAGCCAATTTTATTAATTGCTCCGCCATTTGTATACCATACGTTACCTAACACTGGATCCCGTGCAATACGCTCATCAGGTGTTGCGGGTATAACTTGAATTACATAACCGCTATTTGTAAGTTGTGGTGTAATATCATATCCAGCTTCTTGAATTAATGAAGCAGTTTGAGCAGCACTAAATGCGTTACCTGTTTGAGAGACTCCGTTATTTAAACTTTGTAACATAGTTTCATTAACCGTGTCATTAATATAAGCATAACCCGTATTATTATTTGGTAATAGTTTTATGGTTTGAATTAATACTGCTAATCTATTTTGAATATCATCAGTTAACCATTTTTGATTAAAAAAGTTATCAGCAAATTTAAACTGACCTCCAATAGAACCATTTTCAGTAAAATTATAAGTTGATGAACTAGAATTAAATTGCCCATAAAAGTTAAAACTATTAGCAGTTAAAGCATCATATGCTGAATTTGAAGTTGCAGAAGGCAATAACCCAGCTTGAGATTTTCCAGCAAAATTAATTGTTGCGTTTGTTTGAGTGTAATTAATACTTGCACCCATACCCATAGAAAACGCTGCTATATTAACATCACCATAATTTGGCATAATAGGAGCTAAATACGTAATGCTTCCATCAGCATTTAATGTAGCTAAACCTTCAGCAATCATACCATAAGCAATATTTGATGTATTATTTGGTATAATTAAATTAGCTTCTAATGACCACAATACATACAAATATTTTGGATTAATCAAAGCCCAATTAGCAAAACCATATTGATATGTATAATCAGGTGCGGCAGGTAAAGCAAAAAGATTTGTAAATGTAGTCCAATTTTTAGTTATAGCAATTACATTATCTAAATTTTCTTCTGGTGATAATTCCAAAGAACCTTGCGACAATATAGCACCATTGCTTTTTTGTAATTTCATTG